ACCCCGCAGCATGGAGTACAACCGCATCCGTGCTGTGATCCCCAAACCATGTGCTAAGTGCAGCAGGCAGGAGCTGCTTTGGCTGCGCGAGAAGCACAGGGTGAGCGAGGAAGCCCACTGGATCTACACGATTCCAGTGTACACGGGATGTAAAAGGTGTGAAACAGAGCCACGAGGACTAGATTCTCGTGAAAGCGTTTTCCGCCAATACTTCCCATCGATTGCTACGATGTGCTGCCCGGTGGTCAACTCCGTGCAGGTACCACTCCCACTCAAAACAGTGGGTTTGGTTGAACGTGCAATCCATGCGGCTTCCGTGGCCGAGAAGGGGTCGGAGTACCGAGCTCACGGAACGTTCATTCACCATTTGTCCATGATCGAAGAAGATGAGGAGACAAAACAGGCACTGTGCGTGTGGGCACCAGCTGCCATGGGTGGATACATGAGTGGACAGTCCGGAGTGACAAGACGATACTCCGCGGCCAACCCCGTAAGGCCCGCTCAAGCAATCACTGGGGGTAAGGACTCGCAGGACGCGTCGACGGCTGCGAAAACAAGTGCGACGGAAAAACCAACCCCCAAGCCAGCAAGTGATGCTGGCTCCAGCCCCAAGACGGTGGATCACCCATCAATGATCGACCATCAAGATGCAGCCGGTAACCCGGACGTGCAGGATGGCGACATGATGGGGTCGTTGCTCCAAGGTGATGAATACGGAATAGAGACACGTGTCAAGCACGGAAAGCAACTGACAGAGCTGTACGGTCCACCACGAGAGAAGGTCATGGCCCGCCAGATCGGACCAGATCTAATCCCAACTGAAGTTTTCCAGTCAGCGCTGGGGAACTTGAAGTGCGGATTGGCCAAACGAGTACAACCACTTCCATACCAGCCGGATAAGCAACTCGAAGCCAAAATCCACAAAGTAGTAACCAAGCTGATCAGTGAGGTGTTCAGCAGGAAGAAGATTGTGGAGTGGCGAGAGCAGAATCCGGAATTTAGCGAGATGGCATCGAAGAAGTGGTCAGGAGCACGCTTTAAACAGGCTTTCAACCATTTGCTAAGTGACAGCATTCAAGGCAAGGGCATAGTACACGAATTCATGATTAAGCAGAACGAAGCGTTGCCCGCCAAAGAGAAAGCCCCAAGGCCAATCATCACATCGGGTGATGAGGGACAGATTGCCATGCTACTGCCAGTGAAGTGTTTTGAGAGCTTGCTGTTCAAACACTTCAAAGACGCAAGCATCAAAGGAGTTCCCAAACACGCTGCAATGGCCAGAGTTGCCAAACGCTTGCGGTTTAGGGAACGTTCCAAACCAACCATCATAGAAGGAGATGGTTCGGCTTGGGATGCTTGTTGCAACTCGTCCATACGAAAGATTACAGAGAACCGCATCATTGAGCACATCGTCCAGGTGCTCGGAGAAGACGCTGAAGTGCCATACGGATGGCTCCAACAGTGCATGGCGGACATGAAGGGCGAGAAGCTTAGTGGCAGAGCAAAACTGGACGAGAAGAAGCAACGCAACCCCGTGAGGGTTGTGATTGATGCAATTAGGCAATCAGGTCATCGGGGAACTAGCGCATTTAACTGGCTCATCAATTTCGTAGGTTGGATGTGCGTGATGTGCGAATACCCCGATAACATGGTCATTAAGACCCAGCAGGGAGAGCTTAGGGTCAGCTACAAGTCGTCATACGATGGCAGGAAGTACGAGCTTAAGTACGCTTTCGAAGGTGACGACTCAGCATTGACGACCACGGAACCCATCACCCCAGAGCGGCAGAAGCACATTGAAGATGCTTGGACTAGCTTAGGATTCAGGATGAAGCTGGTGTTCGGGAGTCGTAAGATGACATTTACGGGCTTCGACTTTTTGTGCGATGAGCTCGGACCCACCCAGACATTCGTCCCAGAACTCGCTAGGAACATTGCATCGTCGTCATGGACCACATCCGCTGAGGCTAAGTCACACAAGGAGAGACTGCACGCCATAGGCGCAGCAGCAATGCTTGCTCGAGCGGAGAATTTTACGGACTGTGGGCCATTTAGACGGTACTTCGCTGCATTGGGATTAGCTCATTGTAGGGCTGGAGGTGATTGCTCAATCGGGGATGAAGCGGCGATGTCTTTAGGCATCGCCCCAGCGGAATCAGTGGAGGCTAGACTCCACGAAGCGGCGGATGGTGCTTTGCCGATGACAGATGAGATGCGTGAGTTGGTACAGTTCTCATGCAAGCTCAGTCATGAACAGGAGGTCAATTTGTTGACGTGCCATTTTGGACGCAACTGGGCTCCATCGGCAGCTAGGCACTTAGTCCCAATCGAGCTTTGGGACCCGGGCAATTTTAAGGAGGCCCGCCGTCGCTAGGGATTGGGCTACGGCCCTTAATTCAGCAACCAAGTTTTGGTAATTCATAGTAGCACTTTGTGCTTTTCAGGGATTCCACCACTCTGCTTGCCGAGGAGTGGGATCAGAAGGCCGTGGGCACCATCATCGGTATTGGGTGTCATTGTGGCCGTTCGAGGTACCCGCGCACG